TGGAAGAGTATATTTGGCAATTAAACCAACAAATGGACCATTTTTATCAAATAGTGCAAAGAATGAAATAAGAACTAGATTACGTCAGTATGCAGTTGCGGGGATTCAACCAGAAATTGTTGATCTTAAATACCTATACTTAGAAACTGACGTTGTTGCATATTACAATACCAATCTAGCACCTAGTCAATCATTTGTAACATCAATAATATCCCAAAATATAGAGGAGTATGCAAGGTCTCCTGAACTAAACACTTTTGGAGCAAGATTTAAGTATAGTAAGTTCTTAAAACTCGTTGATGATAGCCACCAATCAGTAACTTCCAACATTACTAGAGTTGTAATGAGAAGAGATATGAGAGTTGCTGCAAATTCTTTGGCAGAATATGAACTATGCTATGGTAATGAGTTCCACATTAGTAATGAATCTGGGTATAACATTAGATCTAGTGCATTTTATGTTAGTGGATACCCATATCCAGTGTATCTTGGTGATATGCCAATCATGACAAATAGAAGATATGGTAGATTGTTCCTTTTCAGACTCAACTCTGCATCAGATCCCCAAATCGTAAGAGATTCAATTGGTCAAGTTGACTATATGCGCGGTGAAATTAGATTAAATCCAATCAACATTACAAGTTCTTCAATTAATGATGATATCCCTATTGTACAAATATCAATAGCACCACACTCAAATGATGTTATTGGATTACAGGATCTTTATTTGCAGATAGATATTAATAGCAGCACTGTTAGTGCTTTACCTGACACGATTTCTTCTGGTGCTGATGTATCAGGAAGCAATTATATAGTTTCTTCAAGTTATTCAAACTCCAGTCTAGTACGTGGAGTTCCTCTAACTTCAACAGCATCAAACTAAAAGTTTACCGACTAATCCTTATCAATTCTATTAATGTCGTAAAATGATATCAACAGAGAGAACCAGAGTAAAAATTAAAGAAGTTGTTTCTTCACAACTCCCAGGTTTTGTTAGAGATGGATATCCTCTACTAGCAGAATTCGTACAAGAGTATTATTCTTCACAGGAGTACTCTGGGTCTCCACTTGACTTACTACAAAACATAGATCAATATTTTGATCTAGAATCATTGACCAATCACACAAAAACATGTGTGTTGGATGGGGACATTCAATCTTTTGATACAACTATTTCAGTCGTCTATGATCCATCACAAGATTTGTTGGGAACTTATGGATTTCCTGATAGATATGGTCTTCTGAAAATTGATGATGAAATTATTTTATATAAATCAAAAACTCAAACATCATTTACTGAATGTGTACGTGGTTTTAGTGGAATTACGAAATATGGTAGAGGTAATAACCCAGAACAACTAGTATTTGCAGAGACAAATTCTGCAAGACACGCAGATGAATCAACAATTGAAAACCTAAGTGTTCTGTTTTTAAATGAATTTTTAAGAAAACTAAAAGATCAGTTCTTACCTGGATTTGAAGATAGAGATATTTCCCCTCAAGTCAATCAAAAGACTCTCATATCTAGAATCTCGGATTTTTATGATTCAAAAGGCACGGAAGAGTCCGTTAAGATTCTTTTTGGTGCTTTGTATGGAGAAGATATAAACATAATAAATCCAAAAGACTTTTTAATTAAACCTTCGGATGCAATTTTTAGAAAAACCAAAGACCTCGTAGTAGAGGCACTTGAAGGCGATCCTTTAGATCTAAAGAATAGAATTCTTTTTCAAGATTCGGTTTCCAAGTATGGAATTAGACGTTCGGAAGCACCAGTTGCAGATGTAGAAATTATAAAAACTACAAATAAAAATTATTATAGAATTAAGTTAGATTATGAGTACGACCAAGAAAATAGTCCATCTGAGTCAATATCTGCACCATTTTCTTCACATCCTTATACAAAATCAACCTCTGTAGTATCTTCTGGTTCTACCGTTCTTGACGTTGATTCTACCGTTGGATTCCCAACATCTGGTAATTTGGTAGTTTCGTTATCAAATGGATCAACACAAACTCTTTCATATACATCAAAGTCTTTAACTCAGTTTTTTGGAGTTGATTCAACCTCATCTTCTGTTAGTATTGGATCAACCGTAAGACTTAATGTTAATGCTTATGGATATCCAGGGATTTCAACATCAGATGTTGTTAGAGTTAGGATTGGTTCTGTATTAAAAAATGTAGAGAATTTAGATGATGGATTTTATCTTTCTAAAGATGACAGAGCAAGAATAACATTTCCCGGAATTGCAAACACAACATCAAAAGCAAACAATTGGATTTTAAACACTCCAATCAAATACACACTATCCGATCTTTCCTTAATTGATAACTCTAATTTTACTTACAGAGTTAAAACTTATGATGATAATATCTTTACAGTTGGTGATAGTGCTATTCTCTCCGATACAATTGCATCCACTATTGAGTGTAGAGTTGTATCTATAATTGATAGAAAAACTTTTACAATTAGAGGACCTGGTGCGGTTCCACAGTCCAATATCTATAGAATTGAAAGAAAGATTAAAAAGTCTTCTGTAAGTTCTACAAATACAAGGCATTCATATATCAATAATTACAACTCAGATATCCAAAATATATACTCAAACTTCTCAAATGATGTTTTAGTTGCTTCACCATCAATACCGTTCTATAAGAATCAACCTCTATCTTTTTACGATAGAGTAATTCCTTTGAATGGTTCTTTTAGTGGAGACACTTTATCAGTTTCTGGAGTTTCTGATCATGGATTCCAAACTGGTGACTCCGTTTATTACAAACCAGGACTACTACCCGTAGACATAAACGGAGATGGTGTAACTGATTTAAAAATTGAGAGTAAATTTGAAAACTTTAATGAAGGAACATATTTTGTTAAGAGAATAAATCCAAATCAATTAAAATTAGCAAGAAGTAGGGCTGATATTTCAAATGATAACTTTTTAAATATTTCTGGAATTGTAACAGCAAATTATATTCAACCTCTATTGTTTAAAGATGGTTCAATAAAACCACAGAATTTGCTAAGATTATTAACAAATCCCGACAATGAAAGTGGAACGTATGTAACTCCAACAGATTCTAGTATTGGAATTTTCGTTAATGGAGTAGAACTAACAAATTACAAATCTTCTGACTTTGTTAGATATGGTGAAATTGAAAGTGTTGATGTAACGAAAAGTGGAGATGGGTATGATGTAATTAATCCACCAATTTTAAGAATATATGATTCTATTGGAATTGGGGCAACTGGAACTGCTTGTATTAAAGGAAATCTGAAGAGAATTGAAGTCATAGACACTGGTTTTGATTATGTGTCAGATCCAGTAGTTGATATTACTGGAGGAAATGGTATTGGTGCAGAGGCAAGAGCTAGCACTTCTCTAATTACTCATTCCGTACCATTCTTTGCCACAGAATCATCTGCATATGTTGATATCACAAATAACACCATTGGTTTCTCAACATATCACAAATTTAGATCAGTTGAAAGAGTTGTATATAAAACTCAGGGTGAAACTGGAATAACGGGATTGACTACAGATGCATTTTATTATGTAAAAGTTGTTGATGGGCAAACAATTAAACTTTTCTCAAATGAAAATGATGCTTCGCTTGGTATTAACACGGTTTCCTTAAATGGATATGGAACAGGAGTTCATAGAATAGAATCCGTAGAAAAGAAAAGAGTTGTTACAAGCATTTCAGTTGTAAATTCTGGTCAAAATTATGAAAATAAAGAGAGATCTTGTAATCAGGTTGGTATAAACACCGCGTTAGGTCAGATTAATATTGAGAATCATGGTTATAATTCTGGAGAGGTTATTGTATATTCTACGACGGGTAATGTAATTTCTGGATTATCTACTAGTCTAAAGTATGTTGTAACAAAGGTAGATAATAATAATTTTAAATTATCGCAGGTTGGTATTGCTTCTACTAACAAATACTTTTATTATGAAACAAGACAATATGTAAATATCAAATCAACTGGAAGTGGTTTGCATACTTTTAACTATGAACCAATAAGTGTATCAATTTCAGGAAGAATTGGAGTATCTACTCTAACAAATCAAAACTTTAATGCAGTTTTACAACCAATTTTTAGAGGAGAAATTGACTCTATAAATCTAAAAACTGGTGGTACTAACTATGGATCTTCTGATATTTTAAACTATGATAGGCAACCAAATTATGAATTTTTAAGTGGAAAGGATGCAGAGTTAATACCAATTATCAATAATGGATCAATAACTGAAATAGTTGTCAATTATAGTGGAGAGCAGTATAATTCTCCACCAGACATAGTTGTTCGCGGAAATGGTAGATATGCAACACTAACTCCAGTAATAGTAAATGGTAGAATAACTGAAGTAAAAGTTGTAAATGGCGGTTCTGGATATGATCAAACAACATCATTATCTGTTGTCCCCTCAGGAGATGGGGCGAACATAAAATTCAATATCAAGCAGTGGAATGTTGACCTATTCCAAAAGAGTTTGAATATTATTTCTGATGATGATGGAATATTAAAGAAAGGATTAAATGATAGATATGAAGTTCAATATTCTCACGTATACACCCCAAGAAAACTGAGAGAATCTGTTTATCAAAAAACACAAGATAATCAGGTTAGATATGGAGTTTTTGATCTTCAAATTGTAAATGGTCAAGAGTCAATATCTAGGTTCCACTCGCCAATTATTGGGTGGGCATATGATGGAAATCCAATTTATGGACCGTATGGTTTCACTTCAAGAACTGGCGGAACTGTAAGATTAATGCAATCTGGATATGAATTAGTCAATAGACCAAACAGGCCAGCATTCCCACTTGGTTTCTTTGTTGAAGACTATGAATACAATAACTCCGGAGACTTGGATGAGCACAATGGAAGATATTGCGTAACTCCAGAATATCCAAATGGAACTTATGCATATTTTACAACAATTGAACCATCAACAGTAGAATCTGTAGCGCCATTTGTTGGATATAGAAAACCAGTTTTCCCATACGTAATAGGAAATACATTTAAGTCTAAACCAATACAATTTAACTTTGACAAACTTTCAAATCAAGATGATTTTAATTTAGTATCTCCTCAAAATTCAGAAACTGAAAAGAATTATCCAGGTCCTTGGTTAAGAAACACAAACTATTATAATTTACAAAGTGATAATACAACATATGAATATTTCAATTCACCTTTAAAGGACAATAATTACACTGCAACAATAAAAGCAGCATCTGACGGACAAGTTGAGAACATTGAAATTATATCGTCTGGAAGTGGTTATAAAGTTGGAGATAAAGTTGTATTTGACAATTCTGGCACAGGTGGAAACGCAGCATCTGCATTAGTAAGTGAAGTTAATGGAAAAAATGTTGTTTCTGTAAGTGCAGCTTCAACAATTATATACAATGTTGAAGTTTCACCAATTAATGCTGATGGTGGATATATTGCAATTGCAGAATCTCCACATCAATTATCAAACAGCGATTTAATAACAATCACTGGTATCAATACATTTTCCTCCAGAATTACCGGATCTTATAATATTGGTGTTACAAGTGAAAGATATTCACTATCATCTGCAATTGGTAACACTTCAGTAACTGGAATAGTAACTTTCTTATCATTATCCGGTAACTTAAATCAATCAAAGATAAGAGAAAATGATGTTTTACAGATTGATTCTGAAAAAGTAAAGATACTGAACATTGACTTCAATTCTTCAAGGGTTAGAGTTTTAAGAGCAGTTGAGGGAACTTTAGGAGCAGCACATACCGCAACTACTCCACTAATTGAAGTTCCAAGAAAGTTTATTTTTACCTCCTCACCAGAATCTAGAGTACTGTTTGAGAGAAATAAGCAAATATATTTTAATCCATCAGAATCAGTTGGTCTTGGCACATTAAGTGGTGTTGGAATTGGTTCTACAATAGTTTTCTCAAATGTTGGTGCAGGTATAAGTCAAATTTTTATACCAACTAGATCAATTTACTTACCACAGCATGGTTTATTGACAGGAGAATCTGTTATTTACTCTAATAATGGCGGAGAATCCATCTCCGTTTCCAATGGATCTACAAGTTTTAGCATTCAAGATTCTTCTGTTGTTTATGCAGCAAAGATTTCAGAAGACTTATTGGGAATTTCTACAGTAAGGATTGGGGTTGGAACTACAGGGACTTTTGTTGGCGTTGGTAGTACAAATTCTGGTCAGGAATTGCTTTATTTTGTTGGATTTGGAAGTGGAGTATACCACAGCCTGAATACAAACAAACAAAATTCCGTTAAGTGTCAGATCACAAAGAATGTAGTTACTGTTTCTACAGCATCAACTCATAATTTAGCAAAATCAGATACGGTAAAATTAACGGTAAGACCTTCAACTACTACAAATGTTGTAGTTAAATACAACGATTACAATAGAAGAATTGTAATAAATCCAAGAGATTTTACAGCATCTGATATTAATACAACTGAGGATACGATTTACATTTCAAACCACAATTTGAGAACAGGTGATGCTATTATCCATACCGCAACATCACCAGCTGGTGGATTAGAGGATCAGAAGATTTATTATGTAATAAACCATACGAAAGATTCTATTAAACTATCAAATTCCAAATATGGAACTGAATTGTTTGAGCAAGATATTGTTGACATAACTTCAACATCTTCTGGAACTATATCACCAATCAATCCAAAAATAAATGTCTATAGAAATAGTAGGGTAGTTTTTGATCTATCTGATTCATCACTATCTTCTCTATCAGCATCAACTTTATACTCTTCATTTGAGTTTAAGTTATACAATGATGAGCAATTCACTCAAGAATTTTTAGGAACTCTTGCAGATAATTCTTTTAATGTATCAAGTTCTGGGCAAGTTGGCATATCTTCAAATGCAACTTATACATTGAATATTGATGATAGGGTTCCATCAAGACTATTCTACAATTTAAATCCAGTTAATAAAAACTTTAGTTCTTCTGAAAAAGTAGAAATTGTCCTAGACGAAAATGTTGTTGATAACAATTTGCTGAATATCATTGAAAGTGGATACTCTGGATCTCATACGGTTTCTGGAATTGGAAGCACGACATTTGAATATTACTTAACAGAAGTTCCAGAAGCAACCTCTTATACTTCAAGTCAGGGTAGTCTAGTATACTCCACAACATCATTGCAGGCATCTGGTGGAATTTCCAGTGTTAAGATTAACTATGGGGGATATGGATACACTCAAATTCCAGGAATATCTACAATAACTACATTAAATGGATCTGGTGCATCTCTTGAGCCATTTAGTTCTGGAATAGGAACTATTCTTTCAATATCTCCAGATTTAATTGGATACGATTACCCAACAGATAAAACCTTAAGACCTTCTTGCAATCTTCCAGAAGTGTTTAAGGTATTACCATTGAACATTTTGAGTTTTGTTGGCGTATCTTCCGCTGGAAATGGTTATTCAATATCACCAAGTCTTATTTTAATAGATCAAGCTTCAAATGAAGTTGTAAGAGATGTTGATTTGAGATATACAATAGGAAAAACCTCAGTTGATATCTTAAAAAATACAAGTGGAATAAATGGTCAACCAAAAATAATTCCAATTAACAACTCTAATGGCGTTAGAATTAAGTCAATAACTTTTGATGCGTCAACAAAAGATGTTTCTGTTGGACTTAATACTGGGTTTAGTAACACTTTCCCATTCTCTGTTGGAGATAAAGTTTTAATTGAAAATGTTAGTGTCGGTGTTGGAACAACTGGAAAAGGTTATAATTCAGAAAATTATAATTATAATCTGTTTACGCTAACAAATGTCCCCGCAGGAACGACTGGTCTGGGTGGAAATGTGGGAGTTGTTACTTTTAATATGGGAGATTTCCTAGAAGCAAATGAGTTTCCTGGCAATTTTGATTCAATTAATTCTTATGGAAGAATAATTGCAGAAAAAGATTTTCCAATTTTTGACATTCAACTCAAGAAAAACTCTTTTGCTAAGGGAGAGACTATTGTTTCTGAAGATAAGATTGGTAGAGTTGAAAGTTGGAATGATAAGATTAATATTCTAAAAGTTTCTTCTACAAGAGAGTTTGTACCAGGAGATGTTATTAGAGGATTGGGTACTAAGGCAACAGGAATTGTTGGACAAAAATATAATTTTAATGCATACGTTGATACTGATGCAACCTCTGAAATTGTTATTGGTTGGACAAATGAAACAGGATTCTTAAACAGCAATCTCCAAAGAATACAAAATAATGAATACTACCAAAACTTCTCATATTCAATAAAATCAAAAGTTCCCTTTAGTGATTGGGATAATGTTGTAAGTTCTCTCGCACACAATGCAGGATTTGTAAAATTCTCAGATCTCCAAATGGAATCTTTATCTGAGAGAGGTGTAACTGTTAACACCGAGAACTCGGGAAGTACCGTTGATACAATTAATGATTTTACAAGTCAGGTTGATTTGTCTTGCTATCAAGATTATGATGCAGTTTCCGAAAACAGACTGCAAATTTCTAATAGAGTTGTTTCTTCTGAAATTTATTTTTCGGAGAGAGTTCTTACTGATTACTTTGAATCTGTAGGAAATAGAGTATTAACTATTGATGATATTAGCGATCAATTTAATAGTGATCCAAGACCAACACCTTACAGCATTATTGATCAATTCAGTATTAACGATAAAGTTAAAAAATATTTTACTTATATTAGAGATAAGAGGTTTACTGGTGAAAGACAGGCATTAATAGTTGATGTTGTCCATAATGGATCAGTTGCATATTTGAATCAGTATGGAAGAGTTGAAACTTCATATGATATGGGAAGCTTTGACGTGTCATTTAGTGAATCTGATGGTTATCTTCTGTTCTATCCAACTTTATATGAGATTAATGACTTTGATCTTAGTTATTTGTCTTTAGATATTTTTGGTGCAATTAGTGGAATTGGAAGCACAACACTTGGAGACACTGTTGAAATAAAATCACAACAAGTTTCTATTTCTCCAGCATCAACAGGAACTATTGTTTCTATAGGAACATCTTTTAGATCTTCAAAAGTTATAACTCAAATTAATAGCAGTGATGGAAGACAAGAGATTGATGAATTAAATATTATTCATGATGGAACTGATGTCCAACTCTTAGAATATGGACAAATGACTACATCAAATACTGATTCATATGAACCATCTGGTCTTGGTACATATTATGCTTACATTTCTGGATCTTTATTAAATGTGGATTTCACCCCAGTTTCAGGAATTGGAGTTACTGTAGATAGTATACAGATTTCTATTGCAAATACCTCTTCCACAGGAGTTTCTACGGTATCTTTTGGATTTGATAATCAAACTGTTGCATTTATTGATTCAACTATTACAGCAATAGCTTCTACTTCTTCACCAACGGAAAATGTAATTGCAAAATATAATAATGATGTCGCAAGTGAATCTCAAAATGATGCATCATATTTTGTTGTTTGTGTAGAAGATGTAACAAATGGAAATTATCAAGTTTCTGAAGTAATCGTTGTTGATGATGAAACAGAGGCATATATTACAGAATATGGAAATGTTAATATTGGATCTGGCATAGGAACAATAGGTGCTGGTGCTGGAACAACATTTACCAATCTGTATTTTACTCCAGTTCCTAACATTGATGTGCAAGTAAGAGTTTTCCAAGCATCTCTTGAACTAATAAATCCAACAGTTCTTACTCCCCAACTAGAGTTAGATTTAAATAATGCTAAGATAACAGTTGGATTTGGTAATTATACAGGTACTTTCTCCGATGTTAAGAGAGAGTTTGGATTATCACATGGTGGCAGAAATATTTTCCAAAGAGATTTCTTAGGAAATGAAACAACTGTAGTTGATGTTACAGAAGATACGATCGTTGTTCCTGAACATTTCTTCGTTACTGGAGAAGAATTAACTTACACCTTCTCAGGAATAGGAAATACTCAAGCAATTGGAATTGGAACCACTGATTTTGGTGTTGGAATAGGAACGACAGACAAACTTCCATCAACAGTCTATGCAATTAAACTTGATGAAAGAAGAATTAAACTAGCAAGAAGTGCAGAAGATGCTTTAAAAGCAACTCCAGTTGCATTAGACATTACCAATGTTGGAATAGGAACCTCACATACATTTACAGCAAGTAATCAAAATGGAAGATGTTTAGTAGCAATTGACAACTTTATACAATCCCCAATTGTTCCAACTTCTGTAACTACTGGTCTATCAACTAATATAACTCTCACCGATGATATAATTAAATTCACGGGAATAAACTCATTCTTTGGAGGGGATCTCATTCAGATTGATGATGAGATTATGAGAATACGTAGTGTTGGATTTGGTAGTACTAATCAAATTTTGGTTAGAAGACCTTGGATGGGCACTGGACTATCAACTCACTCACAGTTTGCCACCGTGACAAAGGTTCAGGGTAATTATAATATTGTAAAAAATAATATTCATTTTGTTGATGCACCAAGAGGTCCAATTCCTATTGGAAGTTCCACAAATCCACCAGATGAAAGAGATTGGACTGGAATAACTACACATTCCAAATTCCAAGGAAGAACGTTCTTAAGAAGTGGAATTACTAATTCAACTGAAGAAACTTATACCAGAAATTATATCTTTGATGATATTTCCGAACAGTTTGATGCAACTTCTAAGACATTTACTTTGAAGTCTAATGGACAAAATATTGCAGGATTCTCAACTAACAATTCAATTATTCTTGTAAATGGAATATTCCAGGGTCCACAAGGAACTCTAACACCAACTCAAGATTATGAACTTACCGAAAATTCTGGAATAACAAGCATTACTTTCTTAGGTGCAGCAACATCAACATCATCCGATCCGAACAGTGCAACAGTTCCAGTTGGTGGAGTTATCATTTCTGTTGGATCTACTGGTGGATTTGGATATCAACCTTTGGTTTCGGCAGGAGGAACTGCGATTGTATCTATTGCAGGTACAATCTCATCCATTAGTATTGGTAACAGTGGATCTGGGTATAGAGCTGGTATTCAAACAGTCGTAAATGTTGGTGTTTATACATCATCGGTTGGAACGCCAAATATAGAATTTATTGGAACTGCAGCGGTAAGTAATGGAAATATCGTAAGTGTTTCTGTTACCAATCCAGGATCTGGTTATACATCAACAAATCCACCAGTTGTTGTTTTTGATGCTCCACTATCATACAGCAATATACCTTTAATTTACAGTTCTTTAGGAACAACTGGATTTGGAACAGAAGCAACGGTTGATATTGTTGTTGGTCAAGGATCTAGCGTAATTGATTTTGAAATTTCCAATCTAGGATACAGATACGGAAATAATGAGATATTAACTGTTCAAACAGGAGGATTAACTGGAATTCCAACTGATGTTTCAAAAACCTTCTCGGAATTTCAGATTACTATTGAAAAAACTGCTTCAGACGCTTTCAGTGGATGGAATGTGGGAGAACTTGAGGTTCTAGACAAAATTGAAGATAAATTTGATGGTATTAGAAGAAGATTCCCAATCAGTAAGAATGGATCACCAGTAACAATACGATCAAAACCAGGATCAAATGTTGATGCACAAACGACCCTTTTAATTTTCTTAAATAATGTCTTACAAGTTCCAGGAGAAGGTTACACATTTGAAGGTGGAAGTGTAATTACTTTTGCCGAAGCACCAAATCCACCAGTTGATGGAATTGAAGGGACTGGAGATAGTTGCAAAATTATTTTCTACAAGGGAAGTGGAGAGATTGATGTTCAGTTTGTTGATGTAATTGAAACTGTTAAGGTCGGTGATACTTTAACAATCAATGATAGTCAATCACTATGTGTTGCATCAATACAGCAAGATGAAAGATTATTAACCGAAGTTATTTCTTCAGATACTGTTGAGACTGCACCATACATTGGTCCAGGAATTACTGATGATGTTAACTGCATTAGACCAGTAACATGGTGTCAACAAAGAAGTGATAGATTGGTTAATGGTATTGTCGTTGGTAAGAGCAGGGTTATCTATGAACCACTTGTTAATCCTTCAGCAACTATCATTCAAAGCGTCGGCACAGGATCTACTGTAATATTTGTAGATAATATCAAAACTTTCTTTGATCCAGATAATGAAAATCAAACTTCACTAAATCAGAAAAAGATTTTGATTGTATCTAATGATGAAATTGTTTCAGCAGCTGCCACCGCAGTTGTCTCTGTTGCTGGCACTGTCGCATCAGTTGCTATATCCACTGGTGGTAAAGGTTACTCCACAACTCCAGCAGTTTCAATTGCAAATCCTGTTGGATTGGGAACAACTCAAAGAGCAGTCGCAACTGCTTCAATAACTTCTGGAATAGTTACATCAATTGTTGTTTCTTATGGTGGAACTGAGACTGGAACTGCATACACTTCAACAAATCCACCAGTTGTACTAATTGAACCACCATCACCAACATATGAAGTTAATAATACATCATTACTAACGGGTGACTTTGGAACAATAATTGGAGTTTCAACTACATCTGTAGGTGTTGCATCAACTGGAATCGTATTTAAACTTTACATTCCAGAAGATTCATATTTGAGATCATCTTATATTATGGGAAGTTCTGGTATAACTACAATTAGTGGTATTCAAACAGGATATTACTTTGTTGCTTATAACACAAATGTTGGAAGTGGAGCAGGTGTAACATCACTTTATAGCAACGGAAGTGTTCTGGGAATTGGTACTCAGTTCTTAGATAATGTTTATGAAGTTGCTGCTGTTTCTGTTGCGCAAACCACTTTACCTGGAGTTGGAGTTACTTATGTTGCTGAGGTAACGGTTAGCGTAACCAATAATACACTAACTGGAAGTGGAAATACAACATTCTTTGGTGAATATTCTTGGGGAAGAATTTTACTTGGAGACAGAATTGATGCTCAGGCATTTAATTCCTATACATTAAATGGAATTTCAGGTCTTTCTACATCTGCTTCGGTGAAAAGATTTGTACCTCTGAAATACCAAAACTACACATAAACACCTAATAAATAGATAAAAAACGCTGTAAAATGTCCGCAATCATAACTGATCAACTTCGTATATTAAACGCAAACAATTTTCTTGCAGGCGTTGCATCGACTAGTAACTCATATTACACTTTTGTTGGTCTTCCGAACGCAACAGAAGTAATTTCTACTTGGAACACTAGTCCACCAGATCCTAGAGATAATTTTGACCAGGAAAATAGTTACTGGGATACAATGATTGCGTTGAAAAAAATTACGCCATCTGACGTTAGACCAGTTATCAGAAAAGTAACTTGGCAGTCTGGTATTACATATGACATGTATAGGCATGATATTAGAGCAGAAAATCGCTCAAAACCATCTAATGCCTTTAGTCTTTATGATGCCAATTACTATGTAATGAATAGTGATTACAGAGTTTACATTTGTTTAAGTAATGGAACAAGTCCAGATTATCCTGAAGGTAGACCATCTTTAGATGAACCAACTTTTATTGACCTAGAACCAAGAGAAGCAGGCACTAGTGGAGATGGTTACCTTTGGAAATATCTTTATACTATTAGACCAAGTGATATTATAAAATTTGATACTACTAATTTTATGCCAGTTCCATTGAATTGGGAAAGTAATTCCGAAGTAGCAGCAGTAAGAGAAAACGCAGCAACCAGTGGACAGTTAAAGGTAGTAACAATTGTTAATCGTGGTGTTGGTGTTGGTACTGCTAATAGAACTTATACTAATATCCCAATTAAAGGTGATGGAACAGGAGCAAGAGCTATTGTTACCATTAATAATGATCAAAAAGTAGAATCGGTTACGGTTTCCAATGGAGGTAGTGGTTACACATTTGGAACCTTAGATTTAATTGGTGGAGGAGTACCAGCTGCAACGACAAATCCAGTATTTAATGTAATTATTCCCCCCCAAGGTGGACATGGTGCAGACATTTACAGAGAACTCGGTTCCAAAAATGTCCTGATCTATTCTAGAATTGAAAATGATACATCTAATCCAGATTTTATTACTGGAAATGAAATTGCTAGAATAGGAATAGTTGAGAGTCCGAAAATTCTTGGATCAACCACAGATAATTTGACAGCAGAAAAGGCAAGTGCAGTGTATGCTCTCAGATTAACAGGAACTGGTTATAGTTCGGCAAATTTTGCTGCCGATAGTTATGTAACACAAACCGTTGGTTTAGGATCCACTGCAGTTGGTAGAGTAATTTCTTACGACAAAACAACAGGAGTTCTAAAGTATTGGCAAGACAGAACCAATTCTGGGTTTAATACCGATGGAACTTTAAATACAAATCCTCTGTATGGTTTTACTATGCATAGGTTTACTGGCAACCCCTCTTCAGGTGGTTCAATATCAGTTGTCGGAACTGCAACTACTTTGGCAATTCATACATCATTTAGTGGTCTGTCAACCGTAATAAATAGTAGGACCTACTATTTGGGTCAAGAATTTACTAATGGTGTTTCTGAACCCGAGGTTCAAAAATATAGTGGAAATATAATTTACGTTGACAATAGACCATCAATAACAAGGTCTCAAAACCAAAAAGAAGATATCAAAATCATTTTGCAATTCTAAACAACCATGCCACAGGAAACTAATCTTAATGTATCCCCATATTTTGATGATTTTGACCCAAATAATGACTATTACAAAGTGTTGTTTAAGCCTGGATATCCAATACAGGCTAGAGAACTAACAACTTTACAGTCAATATTACAGAATCAAATTGAAAAGTTTGGACAACACTTCTTCAAAGAGGGTGCAAAGGTAATCCCTGGAAATATTGCATATAATAATCTGTATTATGCAATTGAACTGAACAACGAATATCTTGGAGTAGATATTTCACAATATCTTTCTCAAATTGTAGATAGAAGAATTACTGGTAGAACTTCTGGTGTTAGTGCCGTAGTAAAACAGTATTTGCGATCAGATCAGTCTGAAAGAGGAAACGCTACTCTATATGTAAGTTATATTGGTTCAAGCACATTAGATAATACCAGCACAGTTTTTGCGGATGGAGAACTTTTAACAATTGATCAAACAGTTTCTTTTGGCGGAAGAATAATTGCTGCGGGAGAACCTTTTGCTTCAACAATTCCAACAAATTCAAACTCCGTTGCTTCTGCTTTTTCAATTACTAATGGAGTTTATTTTGCGAAGGGTCAGTTTATTGCGGTTAGAGACGAAACCATAATTCTTGATCAATATAGCAGCACACCATCATATAGAATTGGTCTTCTACTGAGAGAGGACATTATAAATTCGGATATTGATCCAGCACTTAACGATAATTCTAGGGGATTTAATAATTACTCTGCACCAGGTGCAGATAGACTAAAAATATCTGCCAGATTACATAAAAAGAGTATTGATGATTTTGAAGATAATGACTTTGTAGAACTTGCAACTGTCAGAAATGGTGTTCTACGTTCATTATCAAAAAATAACAATTTAGGTGGTCTTTCTGAAGAACTTGCTAGAAGGACCTATCAAGAGTCTGGAGACTATTATGTTTCTCCATTCACAGTATCAATAAGAGAGTCTTTAAATAATAATCTGGGAAATAATGGTGTTTTCTCAGCAAACCAAACTACTGATGGTGGATCTACACCAACAGATAATTTGGCGTTGTATCAAATTTCTCCAGGAAAAGCAATTGTTAGAGGATATGAAGTAGAAACAATTAGTCCAACTTATTTGGATGTTCCCAAACCAAGAGACACAAAAACTTTAGAAAATCAACTACTTAACTATTACACAGGACCAACTTTATCTCTCAATAGAACTTACGGAAATCCTCAAATTGGTATTGGAAATACTTTTGTTTTAAGTCTAAGAGATCAGAGAGTTGGATTTGCAGTCAGTTACGGATCAAATGAATCTCCATCTATTCATGAGTCTGGAAAAGAAATCGGACTCGCTAGAGTTTATGATTACAAACTAGATTCTGGGCAATATGATGCTGAAAATTTAAATAGAAATAGATGGGCAATATCTCTTTATGATATACAAACATTTACTGAGATAACGCTAAACGAACCAATTACTTTATCAACTCCAACTTTTGTTAAAGGTAAGTATAGTGGAGCAACTGCATTTTTAAGAAGCAGCGTTAATGCAGGAACTGCCCTCACAGTTTATCAAAAGACCGGCGAGTTCATTCAAAATGAAAACTTCTTGTTTGATGGGATAGAAAATAATAGAGTTGCAATTGCTGTAACATCTTACACAATATCCGATATCAAATCTGTTTATGGACGTGTAAGTGCTGCATCCACATTTAGTGCGGATGTGATCCAATCTGATGCTCTTTCAGTTGGTTTAGCAACAATCTCACCATCAAGATATAATTCAAATACTGCTTTCATTTATCCAACATTAACTGCAAATGTTGGTATCGGTTCAACAGTCATTTATCTATCAGATACAACAAACGTATCAGTTGGCGATTCTATCACAATTGGTATTGCATATACTAATGCTCCTATTGTTTCTGTTGCATCAACATTCATTCAAATTAGTTCAGCGTCAACTACACCTGGAACTACATTAAATACAACTCTTTCTACTGATATTGGTATTGGTTCCGACTTCATTTATGTTGGAAACACAACAGGAGTTTCTGCAGGAAGTTCCGTTAGTGTTGGCGCTGCTTTGACTAGCGTAGAAGTAGTATCTGTTGGATCTTCATTCGTAAGAATTAGTACAGCATCAACAACCACAGGAATTAGTACTGTAACAACAGTTAATGGCGTTATTAGTTTTGGTTCTACTGTTCTATTTGTCGCAAATACAGTTGGTATTACAACAAGAAGCACAGTCTCTATTGCTGGACTAGGAACAGTTGCTGCTCTTAATAACGTCCAAGTTACTGGAGTTGGCGGCAATTTTGTTACAATTGGTGCAGCAAGCACATCGGGAACTAGTGTTGGATTTACAACAGCACTTCAAAATGAAACAGGAATTGGTTTAACCGAATTCTTTGTTGGAGTTACAACTGGTAGGGGAATATCTATTGGAAGTTCTTTCTCAGTTGGATTTGGTGCAAACAAGCTTGTAGATGTTTCTGTAACAGGTGTTGGTACTACAAGTGTTTATATTGATTCATCAGCAGTTTCTGCAGGATCATTCACTGTTGGAACAGCTCTAACTTTCTCCAATGTTTCTTCTCTGGTTGTGGGATCTGCTGCCACATTCACTGGCGTTAGCGACATGATTGCTGGTATGGCAGTCACATTTACAAGAGTTGCAGACGCTTTCAGTGGTGCTGCTTCCACAATTAGTTATGTTTTAAACACTAGCACAGTAATATCAAATTCACCGTCATTTAACTCAAATAATTTTAAACCATTAAACATTGTAAAGTATACTGATACTACATTACCAAATCCAGTTCTTGCAAAAGTAGTAAGTGTTGGTACAACTTCAATTGAAATTGCTGAAGTCAGAACTGTTGCTGGTATAACCTCATCAATTCTACCATCAAATACTTTACAGGTATCAGATTTCACACTTCAAAAAACAAACTTACAATCATCTTCTGATAATACTTTATATACTCCTCTACCTAAGGAGAATATTTCATCAGTTGATCTAACTGATGCAACACTAACAATTAGAAAGGTAGAAACTGTAAACATTTCAGGTAATCAGTTAGATTCCACCGTAGTTGCAGGTGCAAACGAAAGATTCTTACCATTTGATGAAGAAAGATATAGTTTGGTTCGTTCCGATGGAACATCTGAAGTATTAACCAGAGATAAATTTGCAATCACAAATAATGCAACACAACTTCAGATCCTAAATCTTGGTTCTAACGACACTGGGGCAACTCTAATTACAACTAGAGTTAAGTCGAACGTTATTAATAAGGTAAAATATAAGAACAGAGTTAATAGTGTTATAGTAGATAAATCAAAGTATCAAGGATCTGGAATTGGAAGCACAACAACAGATGATGGTTTAGAATATGGAAATTATCCATATGGAACTCGTGTTCAGGATGAAAATATATCACTAAATTATCCAGATGTAATTGAGATACTTGCAATTTATGAGTCACTTGGAACTGCAGATCCAACTGCACCAAAAATGACATTTACTTCACTAAATGGTCCAACTGGAAGAACAAGTGATCTTATTATTGGAGAGAAAATAACAGGACAGACTAGTGGTGCTGTTGCTGTAGTTGCAAAACTGACCACAGATTATCAAATAGAGTATATTGTAAGAAATCAAGGAAACTTTATTGACGGAGAGAATGTAATATTTGAAGAGTCAAGAGTTCTTGGTACAATTTCTGTAACTGAGTCTTCTAGTTCAGATATTTCATACAACTATACTTTCCAAACAGGTCAGAAATCAACATTCTATGATTATGGTAAACTGACAAGAAAACCAGAAGCACAAGAACCATCAAGAAAAGTAGTAGTATACTTCTCAAGCGCATATTATGATGCGGCTGATAATGGAGACATTACTACCAAGGAATCTTATAATTCCTTCAATTACTCAACTGATGTTAAGTCAGTTAATAATATCAGAAATACCGATATTATTGATATAAGACCAAGAGTAAGTCAATATACTGTATTGGAGAATTCCCGTTCACCTCTAGAATTTTTAGGAAGAACTTTCAGTTCCTCTGGAAATTCTGCGGCAAATATACTTGCTTCTGATGAAAATATTGAAGCAACGTTCTCATATTATCTTGGAAGAATTGATAGAATATTCGTTTCAAAAGAAGGAGTATTCCAAATTCAATATGGTTCTCCATCAGAAACTCCAGAACTTCCAATCCCAATTGATGATTCATTAGAGGTAGCACAGGTAACTCTTCCACCTTACTTATATGGAGTTGGTCAAGCATCTTTATCATTCTTAGATCATAAGAGATATAGAATGGTTGACATTAACCAACTTGAAAAGAGAATTAAAAATCTAGAATATTATACTTCACTATCACTTCTTGAAACAAATACTGCAAATCTTTTTGTTCCAGACTCAAATGGACTTAATAGATTTAAATCAGGATTCTATGTTGATAACTTTACAGGAACTTTGACTCAAGAAGATGGAGTTCCAATCAAAAACAGTATTGACCCAAGAAATAAAGAATTAAGACCATCTCACTATACAACATCATTAGATCTAACACTTGGACCAGTAATTGGAGTAGATCCAACTTCTGATGCTTCATTTAGAGATCCTGAAGGAGTAAACATTAGAAGAAATGAAGATGTAATTACACTTGACTATGTTGAGGTTGAATGGTTACGTCAAAACTTTGCCACTCGTTCAGAGAGTGTAACTCCATACCTTGTAAGTTTCTGGAGTGGAACTCTAGAACTAACACCTGCATCAGATACTTGGGTTGTTCCAAATAGAATAGCAGCAAACGTCCAACAAGTTGAAGGAAATTATAACGAAACTCTTGCAAGAGCAACAAGAGACTTTAATGTAGATCCAAATACTGGATTTGCACCGACTGTTTGGAGTGCATGGACAACCAATTGGACAGGTGAGACTATTTCAGATCGTTCCACTCAAAGAAGAAATATTAATCGTGGTCCAGGATCTACAGTATGGCAAAGAATTGTTGGAGGTGGAAACGTAGATGTAAGAAACTTTACAGAAGTTTGGGAAGATACTATTGAAGAAATTAGAGAAGTTGGTGTTGAAACTAGAACAGGAACTAGAACAGAACTTGAGACTGTATTTGAAAGAGTTTCTCTCGGAGACAGAGTAACTGATAGAAGTGCTATCACTGTAATGAGATCTAGAAACATTCAATTTGTTTCAAATAGACTCCTACCAAATTCTAGAATTTATGCTTTCTTTGATGGTGTTGATGTTAGCAGATTCTGCACACCAAAACTTCTTGAAATTTCAATGGTTTCTGGAACTTTCCAGGTAGGTGAAGAAGTTATTGGAGTTGTAAGATCTAATGGAACTGCTGCAACAAATGCAGCTTCCAGTGCCGCAATCAACTTCAGAGTTGCACAGTCAAATCACAAATCAGGTCCATATAATGCACCAACTAGACTCTTTACAATAAATCCTTATGTTTCTGGAGATCAGACAATACCAGAAACTTATTCATCAACATCCACAATACTCAATGTTGATACTGCATCTCTTGCAAGTATGAATGATAATCCAGAGTATCGTGGATATGTTGAGCAAGGAATGACTTTGGTTGGTCAAACTAGTGGTGCTCAAGCAACTATATCTAATGTTAGACTGATTGCTGATATATCCGCTACTTTGATTGGAAGTTTCTTCATACCAGATCCTTCTGTTCAATCAAATCCAGTATTCACTACTGGAGATAAAGTATTAACTTTAATTAATGATTCAACAAATAATTTAACTAATGCACAAACATTAGCAACTGAAAGATTTACATCCAGTGGAACAATTGAGACAATCCAAGAAAATATCATTTCAATTAGAAATGCTAGAATTCAAACTAGAGATGTTCTCCCAGAATCAAGAAATGTTGATAGACTTGTAAGTGCTCAAGTTGTTGGTACTCAACAAGTTGACACCGTAAGACAAGCAGACGCTAGAATTATATGGTATGACCCTCTTGCACAATCATTCTTAGTGGAAGATCAAACTGGCATTTTCATCACAAAATGCGATGTCTTCTTCCAAGAAAAAGATGATATGGGAATGCCTGTTACTCTGCAAATTAGAACAATGCAGGGTGGATATCCAACAACAAAGATACTTCCATTCTCTGAGGTTGTATTAAATCCCGATCAAGTAAATGTTTCCGCTGATGGATCTGTACCAACAACATTTAATTTCAGTGCTCCAGTTTACTTGGAAGGTGCTACTGAATATGCAATTTGTGTTGCTGCAATTTCTACAAAATATAAGGTTTATATTTCTAGAGTTGGTGAAAATGACTTAATCAGTCAAGCATTTGTTGCTCAGCAACCATATCTTGGATCGCTATTTAAGTCTCAAAATGCTTCTACTTGGGAAGCAAGCCAGTGGGAAGATCTTAAATTTGTTCTTTACAGGGCAGATTTCCAGACAAGTGGTTCGGTAGAGTTCTATAATCCAAAATTAACATTGGGTAATAATCAAGTAGCAACTCTAATGCCAAATTCACTCTCCTTAACCTCAAAGAGAGTAAGAGTTGGTCTTGGATCAACACTTCAAGATTCCGAATTGACTTTTGGAAATACAGTTCTGCAATCAAATTCAAACGCATCTGGAAACTACGTTGGAAATTCTGGTATTGCTACCGGAAACCTGAATATTATTAACTCTGGAATTGGATACACACCTACAATTGGTGCAGGATCCAGAACTTATAGTAACGTAAATCTTGTAAATGTAACTGGTTCTGGTTCTGATGCAACGGCCAATATCACCGTTTCAAATGGAGTTGCAGTTGCTGCAACAGTTTCAAGTTCTGGATTTGGATACCAAATTGGTGACGTATTCACAGTAAACACTCTAGGTATCAATTCTGTTGGAAGAGACATGAGACTATCTCTTGTCTCAATTGCAAACACAAATACGATTGTTCTAGATAATGTTCAAGGAGAGTTCAAAACAACTGGAGCAGGAAACACGGTACAGTTTGTCAACAATTCAGGAATAAGAACTGAATTGAATGGTCAAGTTGGTGGTGGAGTTCCTGTAAATGATATTACAACTGTTACAGATGGACTACACATTGTTGTGAATCATAGAAATCATGGCATGTACTTTGAAGATAATAAGGTAACTCTTGGAAATGTAAGACCAGATGTAATTCCAACAACCCTTGCTTCCGAATATACATCCACATCAACTGGTCCTATTTCAGTTGTTGATTCATCAAACTTTGGAACATTTGAGAATGTTGGTGTTGGAACAACCAATAGAGGTTATTTGTTAATTGGTAATGAAGTTATTTCTTATACAGAAACTTCCTCTGGAACTATTGGTGGAGAAATTCAAAGAGCAGTTGCTGCTTCTTTGGGAACTGGAACAACATCAAGAACTTATCCAGTTGGAACACCAGTTTATAAGTATGAATTGTCTGGAGTTTCCTTACGTAGAATTAATACCACACATTACTTAAATAGAACTTCAACTTCAAACCCAATCACATTTGATTCTTATACATTGAACCTTGATATGGGCATTAATGGAGTTGGTAGAAGTGATAGCACTAGTTTCCCCAAACTGTTCATTAATCAAACAAAGTCTGCTGGTGGAATTGATATTAAAGCAACTCAAAATATTCCATACGAAATTATTACTCCACAACTACATAACACAACTGTAAATGGAACTGCAATTAATGCTTCTGTTAGAACAGTAACTTCTGCAAGTATTGATGGAAATGAAATTCCACATGTAGACAATGGATTCCAAAATGTTACTCTAAACACGGTAAATTATCTTGAGTCTCCAAGAGCAATTTACTCTGAGATAAATGAGACTGAATACCTTTCCAATTTACCTGGAAACAAATCTCTAAACATGAGAATTTCTTTAGAATCAAGTGACTCTAGAATTAGTCCTGTAATTGACGCACAAAGATCTAATGTTATTTTGACATCTAATAGAATTAACAATCCATTTACAAATGAGCAGTATATTACTGATAACAGGGTCAATTCTATTAATAATGATCCACATGCATTCCAATATTTAAGTAAAGAAATTACACTTGAAAATCCCGCAACTTCTCTAAAACTTTTCCTCAATGCTCATATTAATTCATACACTGATATTAGAGCGTTCTATGCAATAAGCGAATCTGAAGGATTTACTCCAATTTTTACTCCATTCCCTGGGTATGAAAATCTATCTCTAGATGTTTATGATCTTGCCAATAGCACAGGACATTCTGATTTCTATATTCAACCAGCTCCTAGACTTGGTTTCATATCAGAAGAACTGGATTATTCTGAGTATACATTTACTGCTGATCAATTACCTGCATTCAGAACTTACAGAATTAAAATTATAATGACATCTAGCAGTCAAGTTTATGTACCAAGAATAAAAGATTTGAGAACTATTGCACTGGCGTGATATGGACTACATTAAGGTAAAGGATCACAGTAATTTAAAACGTGATCCTAGAACAAACTCGATTATTAACACTAACATGTCAGAATATCAAGAATATGTTTCTAAGAGAGACAAAAAAGATGAAGAGAATCAAAAGTTACAAAGTCTTGAGTCTGATGTTGCTAGTATGAAAGGTGATTTAGATGAGATCAAAAATTTATTAAGGAGTTTGGTAAATGGATCATAGCAAGATAGACTTAGAAAATTTAAGTAAAAGTTTTGAATTTTTTAAATTTTGTTCTGAAATAGATGAAATAGAGGATATTGAATATATCAGAAATGTTGCAAAATGTTATTGTAAATTATATTTGAAGCAACAAGAAGTTGTATCAAGCTTCAAGTAATAAATATTTTTAAAGAGTTGATAAAGAATGGCACAACCATCCACTAGACAAGAATTAATAGATTATTGCAAAAGGAAGTTAGGAGCTCCTGTACTAGAAATTAACGTCGCAGATGAGCAAATTGATGATTTGGTGGATGATGCCGTTCAGTTTTTCCAGGAAAGACATTTTGACGGTGTTTATCCAGCATTCTTCAAATATAAAATTACTCAAGATGATATAAACAGAGGTAGAAGTAGAGGTGGAAATAATGCTGTAGGAATTGCAACTACTACAGCAACTACTACGATAGCAGGAGTTTCAACTACATTTACGTTTGAAGAAAATAGTAATTATTTGCAAGTACCACCATCAGTAATTGGTGTAAACAAAATTTTTAGATTTGATGGATCAAACACTATAACAAATAACATGTTTAGTGTTAAGTATCAACTTTTCTTAAATGATGTTTACTACTGGGGAGCAGTTGAAATCCTAAGTTATGCAATGGTAAAAACATATCTGGAAGACTTAGATTTTTTACTTAATACCCAGAAGCAAATAAGATTTAATAAAAGACAAGATAGATTATATTTGGATATTGATTGGTCATCAGTTTCTGTAAATGACTACATCATCATAGATTGTTACACGATTTTGGATCCTAATGATTATTCTAGGGTTTGGAATGATTCATTCTTAAAGATGTATCTAACTTCACTAATCAAACGCCAGTGGGGTCAAAACCTAATTAAATTCCAAGGAGTTAAACTACCAGGTGGAGTAGAACTAAATGGAAGGCAAATATATGATGATGCTCAAAAAGAGATAGATGTTCTGATGGAAAAAATGTCAAGTACATATGAACTACCACCACTTGACATGATAGGATAATGTTAAATCCATTTTTTCTTCAAGGCTCAAAGACAGAGCAAGGACTCGTACAAGATTTAATCAATGAGCAGTTGAGAATGTATGGGGTAGAAGTTTATTATCTACCCAGAAAATATATTACAGAAAAAACAGTCTTAAAGGAAGTAATAGAGTCTGTTTTTGATGAATCATACCCAATTGAAGCATACGTAGAAAATTTTGACGGGTATGGAAATAATCCGACTATATTATCAAAGTTTGGTATTCAAGCATTAAACGAACTGACTATTACAGTCTCAAGAGAAAGATTTGAAAATTATATATCTCCATTGATCAAGTCAAAACCAAATATTAAACTATCTTCAAGACCTAAAGAAGGAGATTTGGTTTATTTTCCTCTTGGTGATAGGATCTTTGAAGTAAAATATGTTGAACATGAAAAACCATTCTATCAATTGCAAGGTTTATATACATATGAACTAAGATGCGAACTGTTCAGATATGAGGATGAGATAATTGATACAAATATTGATGAAATTGATGATGTTTTAGAACCAACGTCAAGTAATATAACTTCTGATCCGATCATACTTGGTCACATTCAAAAATTAACTCTAGTTGGCACTGCAACAACTGCAACAGCTACAGTTGGTATTGTTGACGGTGGAATAAGATTTATTACTGTTACTAACAGAGGTGGTGGTTATAGTGCTGCACCTAGAGTTGCAATTTCATCTGCTCCATCTGGAGGTATGACTGGAATAGCAACGGCAGAACTTATTTCTGGAATAGTTGTATGTAATGATAATATCAATCCTAAAGCAAGATCTGTTCAAAGTGCTCCAATAGTAAATTCCGGTTACGGATATACAGTCGCACCACTAATAAGATTTGTTGGAGGTGGTGGTTCTGGTGCAGCAGGAACAGCAACAATTGGTGATGGTGTTGTCGGAGTTGTAACTATTACTTCTGCAGGGTCTGGATACGTAAGTGCTCCAAACATCACATTTACTAATGAAATTTTCTTAACTGGAGTAACTACTGTTTCTGCAGCTGCAACTGCAGTAGTAAGCACTGCAGGATCTATAACAGCGATAAGAATAACAAACGCTGGTCTTGGATACAGTGTTGCACCTACTATGTTAATAAACAACGTTGGTGTTGGTTCTACATCATATGGATCATTTATTTTCAATGAAACAATAACTGGTACAGTGAGTAGAGTTACTGCAAGAGTTAGAAGTTGGAATGCTACTACAAACGAACTGGAGATTTCAAATATTTCCGGAACATTTGTAGTTGGAGAAAGGGTCGTTGGTTCAGAATCTGCAGCTTCAAGAGCAATAAGAATTATCAATACAATGGCAACAGATGATGGATTTGCTGACAATAATAACATAGAAATAGAAGCTGATTCAATAATAGACTTTACACAATCAAATCCATTTGGAATGCCATAAATACACCTAATACAAAGTTTGTTAAATAGTTACACTAGATACTTAATAAAATGTTTGAATATTTTTATCACGAAATTTTTAGAAAGACTGTAATTTCTTTTGGAACTCTTTTTAATGATATTTCCATAAAAAAGACAGACTCTTCAGGAAATACAACTAGTGTAATAAAAGTACCACTTGCTTACGGTCCAACTCAAAAGTTTTTGGCACGTTTAGAGCAATCTCCAGATTTAAATAAGTCAACTCAAATTACTCTTCCAAGAATGTCATTTGAGTTGACTGGAATAAATTATGATGCACAAAGAAAGGTAACTACAACACAAACATTTTTAGGTAAGAGTCCCGATGACGGAACGGAGGTAAAAAAGGCATATATGCCCGTTCCATATAATATGATTTTTGAATTGTCAATCATGTGCAAACTGAATGATGATGCACTTCAAATAATAGAACAGATCTTACCATACTTTCAACCACACTACAGCATTACCGTAGACTTAGTTGGTTCAATTACAGAAAAAAGAGACATTGCAATAAATCTAGATAGCATAACAATGCAAGATGATTATGAAGGTGACTTTACAACACGAAGAGCATTAATTTACACACTTAGATTTACTGCGAAAACATATCTATTTGGTCCAGTATCTACAGCAACAAAAGATATTATCAAAAAGTCTACTATCAGTCTTATTGCTGGCGATCAATCACCATTATCAGCAAGATCAATGGTTTATTCAGTTGAACCAAGAGCTATTAGAAATTATACTGGAAATGTTTTAACCAACTTGGCATCTGATATTACAACAGAAGATACTTCCATTGCTGTCACTGATGCATCCGCTATCTCAACTGGAGTTTATCTTGACATTGAAGGCGAATCTGTATATGTAAAATCAAAATCAGGAAACACACTTATTGTTGAAAGAGGAAGAGATGCAACACCAATAACATCTCATGTATCGGGGTCAGAAGTTAAATCCATTACTTCTGCAGATAATGCTTTGGTTGAAAGCGGAGATGATTTTGGTTTTGATGGTAGTGTGACATGAAAATGACAAAAAAATTCGATGATCTTAATGACACTTTTAATGTAACTGGAGATATCGTATCTATTGAAGAAGATAATACAACAAAAATTGAAAAAGTAGCATCTTCAGTAGATGATATTAAAAAAGACTATGAATATACCAGAGGGAATTTGTACAGTCTCATAGAAAAGGGGCAAGAAGCAATAAATGGTATTCTTGAACTTGCACAAGAAAGTGAAATGCCAAGGGCATATGAAGTTGCTGGACAACTTATAAAAAATGTTGCAGATGCAACAGATAAATTAATGGATTTACAAAAGAAGTTAAAAGACGTTGAAGAGGAGAAAGTTGGAAAAGGTCCAACTAATGTAACAAATGCTTTGTTTGTTGGATCTACCGCCGATTTAGCAAAACTTTTAAAACAACAAAGAGCAGATGAAAACATTTAAAGATTTTCAAGAAGAGTGGACGAATAAATATAAAAAGAGTATTGATTGCTCAAACCCAAAAGGTTTTTCTCAACGTGCTCATTGTGCAGCGAGAAGAAAAAGAGCAAAAGGCGAAGAAACTAAATCAAAACCAGTTGAATGAAGAATCAGAAGTTCTCCCACAAAACACCACATCTAAAAGGAAAACAACATCAGTTGGATCCTAATTTAGATTTAAAACAATTAGTTCATCACGCAACTGTTCAGTATGTTGATCGTGATAACGATGGTGATGTTGATGTTTATGATAAACCCTCAAAAGGTATTCCTGACGAGAATGTTTCTTCAACAACAAAAGCAGATCAACTATCAAAAAAGTTGATTGCTAAGCAAAAAGGAGAACTTAAGCATACCAAAAGAGGTCTTGCTTATGAAGGTTCTTTACATAAATGGTTTAAGTCATCAAGTTCCAAAGATGGAAAACCAGGTTGGGTAAACGTAGTCACTGGTGGAACTTGTGCAAGTGATGAACCAGGAGAAGGTACACCTAAATGCGTATCATCTGCAAAGAGAGCATCAATGACACCTGCAGAAAGACGTTCTGCAGCAAGAAGAAAAAAAGCTGCTGATCCAGGACAACAGCAAAAAACTGGAGCAGCAAAACCAACTTATGTTTCAACAGATAGTCCAAAGAAGAAAATGAACGAAGCAAAAGAAAAGGATCATGAGTATTCAATGGCAAGATCAGAACTCTCCACAATTATGAGTGCTGCCAAAAGATTGAAAAAGAAAATGGGTAAGGGTGAAGGTGAGATTGAAGCCTGGGTTCAATCAAAAATTACTAAAGCGGCAGACTATCTTGATGCTGCAGCAGACTATATTGACAGTGGTGAGCATGACAATATTGAAGAGGCAAAGGGACCTTGCTGGGATGGATATAAACAAGTTGGAATGAAAAAGAAAGGAAGTAAAATGGTTCCGAATTGTGTTCCTGAAGAAGCAATGTCGGAAGAAGATGTTAAAGGTAAAGGTAGTGGAAAGAAAGATGCTTGTTACAAGAAAGTAAAGTCTAGATACAGTGTTTGGCCTTCTGCATACGCTTCAGGAGCACTTGTAAAGTGCCGTAAAGTTGGTGCTGCTAATTGGGGTAATAAATCAGAATCAGTGACCATAGAAGACGCTAAAGGCAATAAATACGTTGAATTTATTGATCTAGTGAAACCAGAACCACTCAAAGCATCTCAAGGTATTGGAAGTGAGTTAGTTGGAGAGTCAGTACGTATTCCTGCAAAAACTGGAAATATTATTTTAGTTACTTTGAACTGGAGAGGTAAATATCTAGCAATTAAAATGTTCTTCCCCCAAACAACAAAACCAAGTAGACTAGAAGTTCAAGATCAACTTGATAAGGTTTATCCTGGAGCAAAAGTTCAATCATATTATATTTCCGATGTAAAACCAGGTGAGCAATTTTTGCAAGTGGAGGATTGGCAAAAAGTAAACCGTCAAGATAAGACTGATGGTTTAAGCCAAAAAGCAGTTAATGCATACCGTCGTGAGAATCCTGGATCAAAACTACAGACTGCAGTAACTGAAAAGAAACCAACC